TCAACGAGATACCTTATATAAAGCAGGCGTTAACCCAATTGCTAATATCCCAGGTTCTGGTGTTATCTTGTTTGGTGACAAGACTATGCTTGGTCGTCCGTCTGCATTTGACCGTATTAACGTTCGTCGTCTATTCTTAGTATTAGAACGTTCAATATCTGCTGCAGCAAAAAATGTAATGTTTGAATTCAACGACGAGTTTACTCGTGCAGAATTTGTTAACATTGTAGAACCTTTACTTCGCGAAGTACAAGGTCGTCGTGGTATTACAGACTTTAGAGTTATTTGTGATGAAACAAATAATACTTCTGCAGTTGTAGACCGCAATGAATTTATTGCTTCGGTATTCATCAAACCTGCACGTTCAATTAACTATGTGACATTAAATTTTGTTGCAGTTAGAACTGGTGTTGATTTTGAAGAAGTTGTTGGAACGGTTTAAGGAGAATAAATAATGGCAATATTAGGCGTAGACGATTTTAAATCGAAGTTAGTTGGTGGCGGTGCACGTGCCAACTTGTTCAAAACTACTTTGAACTTTCCGTCATATGCAGGTGGTGATGTTGAACTAACATCATTCTTGTGTAAGGCAGCACAACTACCTGCTTCACAAATGACAGAGATTATCGTACCATTCCGTGGTCGACAATTGAAAGTCGCAGGCGACCGTACATTTGATGTATGGACTGTTACTATTATCAATGATACTGATTTTAGTATACGTAATGCCTTTGAGCAATGGATGAACGGTATGAACTCGCATAGCGAGAACAACGGATTAACTAATCCTTTGGAATATCAATCAGACCTTGCTGTTGATCAGTTAGATAAAGACGGTACTTCGTTGAAGACTTATAACTTTAGAGGTTGTTTCCCAACCGAAATTTCTGCAATCGAACTTAGTTATGAGACTAACGATGCGATTGAAGAGTTCACTGTTACTTTCCAAGTACAGTACTGGGAAAGCAATACAACAAGTTAAGTTCTGACTATATAATGGGTATGCGGGATAACACCTTCATACCCATTATTATTATTATTCAAGAGGAAATCATGGCAGAAAATAACGGACTTAAGTTATTCGGTTTTGAAATCAAGCGTTCGAAAACGAAAGATAAAGAAGAAACCCAGTTACAATCTATAGTACCAAAGACTGATGATGATGGTGCAGGATATGTCACTGCCAGTGGTTCTCACTTTGCCTCATATATTGATATGGAAGGTGGAGATGCAAAAGACAATCATCAACTAATTCAAAAATATCGTGGTATTGCCCAACACCCAGAGTGTGACGCGGCGATAGAAGATATTGTAAACGAATCAATTTCAGCAAGCGATAAAGAATCGTCAGTGGAATTAATTCTAGATAAGGTTAAAGCGTCAGATAAAATCAAGACTGCAATGACCGAAGAATTCGAAAACATTGTATCGATGATGAACTTCAACGAACTTGGTCACGATATATTCCGTTCGTTTTATGTAGACGGTCGTATCTATCACCACTTAGTGGTTAACGAATCAAACATGAAGGCAGGTATTCAAGATATCCGTCCGATGGATTCGTCAAAGGTTCGCAAAGTTAAAGAGATAGTATACAAGAAAGACGTAGGCACTGGCGCTAAGATTGTGGATAAGGTAAACGAATTCTACATATATCAAGAACGCTCGGGTGCTAATAACGGAATCAAACTTTCTCCAGATTCAGTTTCTTATATCACGTCTGGTTTATTAGATACAACAAAGACGCGTGTGTTGTCGTATTTACAGAAAGCAATCAAACCAGTCAATCAATTACGTATGATGGAAGATGCATTGGTCATCTACCGTCTTGCCCGCGCGCCAGAACGTCGTATCTTTTATATTGATGTTGGTAACTTGCCACGCGGCAAGGCAGAAGCACATATGAAAGACATTATGTCAAGATACCGCAATAAATTGGTATATGACGCAAATACGGGCGAGATGAAAGACGACCGTAAACATATGTCTATGCTAGAAGATTTTTGGTTGCCAAGACGTGAAGGTGGTCGCGGTACTGAGATAAGCACATTACCAGGCGGTGATAACTTAGGTCAGATTGACGATATTATATATTTTCAGAAACGACTATATAGATCGTTGAATGTTCCATTAAGTCGACTTGAACAAGAAGCGCAATTTAGTCTAGGACGTACAAACGAAATTTCACGTGATGAAGTTAAGTTTCAGAAGTTCATTGATAGATTACGTATGCGGTTCAGCGGTGTGTTCTTGGGTATTCTTAAGAAGCAATTATTGCTTAAGGGTATTATAACAGAACAAGATTGGGGCAAGTGGAAGAACGATATTGTAGTTGATTTCATTAGAGACAACCACTTCACCGAAATGAAGAACGTTGAGATACTAAGAGAAAGACTAAATACACTTGATCAAGTAAGTTCATACGTTGGAGAATATTTCTCGCGCGAATGGGCGATGAAAACCGTAATGATGATGTCTGACGAAGATATTAAAGATATGACAAAACAGGTTGAGTCAGAAAATGCCGCAGGTGGCGACACCGACGAAACCGATACAGACAACGAAGATGATATATAAGGGAAATTGATATGAGTACAGAAACCGAAGAACTGATTGACGCATTGGCACAAAAGAACTTTGCCCAAGCAGAAACACACTTTAAAGGTATCATCGGCGATAAGTTACATGATATGTTGGATGCAGAAAAGGTAAGTGTTGCGGCAAGTATATATAATTCAACAGCAGATGATGTTGTTGAAGAACCGTTTGAAGACGATGAATAAGTGTAAAACTTAATTTGTATAAATAATATATAAAACGAATAGGAATTACATTGAAGTCATTTAAGCAAGTACGCGAAGCAAAGAAATCTGTTAAAGGCGACATTACCTTTAGTAAGAAGATTGATGGCATTCCTGTCAAGATTGTTAATGTACCCAAGGGATTTACGGTATATATTGACGGCGATGAGTTAGACACATTTAAGACTCAAGCGGAAGCAGAGAAAACTGCAAAGACAGTTATAAAGGAAATTAAATGAAACTGATTAGCGAATTTACTGAGAGCGGTCTTAATTGTATCGTCGAAGCGAATGAAAGCGGCGAGAAGAATTATGTCATTGAAGGCATATTTGCTCAAGCAGATCAAAAGAATAGAAATGGACGTGTTTATCCTCAAGCAATCATGGAACGTGCTGTTGCTAAATACGTACAAGAACAAGTATTAACCAAACGCGCTGTGGGTGAGTTAAATCATCCAGAGGGTCCTTCGGTTAACTTGGACAAAGTTTCACACCTTATTACCGATCTGAAAATAGAAGGTAATAATGTGATTGGAAGGGCACAAATATTAGATACTCCGATGGGTAAGATTGTTAAAGGTCTTCTTGAAGGTGGTGTTCAGTTAGGCGTGTCAACTCGTGGTATGGGAAGTCTAGAGCAAAGAAATGGCGTGACGTATGTTAAAGACGACTTTATTCTTAACACAGTAGATATTGTGCAAGACCCTAGCGCACCTGATGCATTTGTTAATGGTATTATGGAAGGTGTTGACTGGGTTTGGAATAACGGCATTTTGGAATCTAAGATTATTGAAGATATGGAGACAGAAATTAAGAATGCACCGAAAGGGTACGCTTCGGCAGTACAAATTCGCGAGTTTAAGAATTTCCTCTCGTTAATCAAATCTAAAGTATAGGAGTCAATTATGACTATTGAAAAGAAAGTCGAAGTTGAACTTCACGATGATGTTAACGAAATCGTGGAAGATACTCTCGAAGAAGGACAGGAACCGAATGCTCAACTAGTTTCCGAACCTGAGTCGAACGCGTCTGTGGATAAAGCAGCAAAGTCGACAAAAAAAGCATCATTACCTAAAACGAAAGCAGGTATGATCAGTGCTATGTACCAGAAAATGAACGGTATGAAAAAGCAAGATCTACAGGCATCTTACGGTAAGATGATGGGCGAAAACGTTGAATTTGCGGAAGACTTAGTCATCGAAAGCGTAGATACGAACACAGAATTAAATGCATTAGTAGATTCGGAAGCAACCCTTTCAGAAGAGTTCAAAGAAAAAACTGCTGCTATTTTTGAAAGTGCGCTACGATCTAAACTTTCTGAAGAAGTTGCACGTCTCGAAGAAAATTACAAAGAAGAACTTTCCGAAGAAGTTACGACTATTAAGTCTGACTTGGTTGAGAAAGTAGATTCTTACTTAAACTATGTAGTTGAATCTTGGATGGAAGAAAACAAATTAGCAGTTCAGGCAGGTTTACGTACTGAAATTGCTGAAGGGTTTATGACTAAAATGAAAGATCTATTCGTAGAATCTTACATCGAAGTTCCTGAAACTAAGGTCGACCTAGTTGACGAGTTGGCAGAAAAAGTTGAAAACTTAGAAGAACAACTGAATACTCAAATTGGTGAGTCTATCGGTTTAACTGAAGAGTTAGAGAATTACAAGCGCGACAGCATTATTGCTGAAGCAACTCGTGACCTCGCTGACACACAAGTTGAGAAGTTAAAGGGATTAGTTGAGAAAGTAGACTTTGAAAATGCAATTGAATTTGCAACAAAGATCGCTACTATCAAAGAATCTTATTTCTCGAAACAAATTGCAGAAGAAGTTCATGAACTAGACGAAAGTGTTGAAGCGGATCAAACCGTGGAAGTATCTGGCGTTATGGCACAGTACTTAAGCGCGATTCAAAAAACCTCTAAAAAACAATAAACAGGAATTAAACATGCAACAATCTTACGATACTCTAATCGAAAAATGGGCACCAGTACTTAACGAAAGTTCAGCGGGCGAGATCAAAGATCATCACCGTCGTTCTGTAACTGCTGCTATCTTGGAAAACCAAGAAAAAGCAATGATGGAAGAACGTGCTCAACATAACGGTTTCTTATCAGAAGCAGCACCTGCTGGCGCAAACACTAGTTCAATCGGTACTTGGGATCCAGTATTGATCTCACTAGTTCGTCGTGCAATGCCTAACTTAATGGCATATGACGTATGTGGTGTTCAACCTATGTCGGGTCCTACTGGTTTAATCTTCGCAATGAAGTCACGTTACGGTGCTGGTTCTACTAGTTCACGTGAAGCATTACATGGTGAAGCAGAAACTAACTTCAGTGGTACTGGTACACACGATAGCGATAACGCTTCTGGTTTTAACGGAATTGCTGATGACTCTGTTTCTGATGGTTCTGTTAACGACAATCGTCTAACTGCTTTAACTGGTACTGGTATGACTACTGCAGCAGCAGAATCTTTAGGTTCAGTTGGTGGCGGTGCGTTTGAAGAAATGGGATTCACTATCGAGAAAGCAACTGTTACTGCTAAATCTCGTGCGTTGAAAGCAGAATACTCTTTAGAACTTGCCCAAGATCTTAAAGCAATCCATGGTTTGGATGCTGAAACTGAATTGGCAAACATTCTTTCTACTGAAGTACTTGCTGAAATTAACCGCGAAGTAATTCGTACTATCAACAGTCAAGCGAAAACTGGTGCTTTACAAAGCAACGTTACTACTAAAGGTATCTTTGATTTATCAACTGATGCTGATGGTCGTTGGTCTGCTGAGAAATTCAAAGGTCTTGGTATTCAAATTGATCGCGAAGCAAACGTAATTGCAAAAGAAACTCGTCGTGGTAAAGGTAACATCGTTATCTGTTCTTCTGACGTTGCTACTGCACTTGCTGCTTCTGGTATGCTTGATTACAGTCCTGCGCTTAGTACTAACCTACAAGTTGACGATACAGGCAATACTTTTGCTGGTATCTTAAACGGTCGTATTAAAGTTTATGTTGACCCTTATGCTCAAGCAGATTACATTACTGTTGGTTATAAAGGCACTAATGCTTACGATGCTGGTTTGTTCTACTGCCCGTACGTTCCATTACAAATGGTTAAAGCAGTTGGCGAAGATAATTTCCAACCGAAAATTGGTTTCAAAACCCGTTACGGTATGGCGTCTAACCCGTTCGTAGGTGCTACACCTTCTGATGGTTTAGCAGCAGCGAAGACTAACCCTTATTACAGAATTCTACGCGTAGATAACATCTTAGCATAGTATAAGTATAAGAACTCGGTTAACTGAGTCGCAGTGGATTCACCTTCGGGTGATCTTACTCACCATTTTGTAGGTAAAACTACATTTAGGTGAGTTTAATCACCTTCGGGTGATTTTTTTTGTCCTAAAAAAGATTTATTCTAAAGACACCATGGTATTAGAATAATTCTTTAAAGGATTCTTAACAAGGTTTTATTAGTATAAGGATCCTTTTAAGGTCTATTCATTAACCACGTTCGGTGGTGTTTGTCTAAATTAAAGTATAAATAATATCATATAATAGCAAGAGGTGCATGATGGCAGAATTAACAGCAAACAAAAACTACCTACAACCAACAGGTTTTAGAATAGTATTATCAAGAAAGAATTATCCAAACTTAGTGTACTTCGCCCAAGGTGTCACGCATCCAGGTGCGAATGTAAACCCCATTGAACTTGCGACTAGACGAGTAACGTCTGTTCCATTGGCAGGAGAGAAAATCAGTTATTCTGAATTGTCTGTTGAGTTTATTTGCGACGAAGATATGATGTCATATAAAGAGATGCAGAATTGGTTAGAGCGCATGGTTAATGAAGGGCAAGTATCTGAATCTCAATCACTACATAGCGGTAAAACACCAACATACTCTGACATCACCGTACATATACTTTCTAGTCATAATAACAAGAACGTTGAAATTAGATATAAAGATTGTATACCAACAACAATAGGTTCTATCGAATTGTCCGCAAATGCTAGCGACGTGCAATATGTAACATTCAATGCAGGATTTAGGTTCAGTTCATTTGAAATCGTATGATATAAAAAACGAGAGAATAATCTCAATACTTGGCGAAATAGAGAATATGTATATCAACAAGTATGATATACCAGTGTCTAATGAATTGCGCAAGAGTGTTGAGAAGTTTCCCGACTATTATATCTCGGACGAATTTCGTGATATCATAATCGGTATGGGCGATACACATTCTGGTGCTGCCGAACATTCATTATCTTATGGCATCAAACCAGACCATTATAATGGCGAATATAAAGCAGAATATCGTGCAGAATATAATGATATAGATTCTAGAATCAAGACAGAACTTGGTATACAATATAATGCATTAAGTCAATTCTATCCGCCTGGTGGGTATATTGGTTGGCATTCAAACGCGGATGCTTCGGCGCATAACCTTATATTCACGTGGTCTGAGACTGGTGATGGTTGGTTTACTTATATTGACCCAATAACAAAGGAAGTTGTTGTAATGCCAGATAAGAAGGGATGGACGTTAAAGGCAGGATATTTTGGTAGATATGGTAGCGACAGCGTAATATATCACGCCGCCAAGACCAATTGTAAACGTTTGACCTTCTCATATACATTAGGACACGACACCGAATATTGGGGCGACTGCATTGACTATATAAGTCATAGATGATGATAAGGGTATATAATGATTTTAGATTTACAAAAAGTATTAGACGAGTGGAAAGAAGATAGTGTAATTCCTCAACATCAGTTAGATGACGTCTCAAGAAACACACCAATGCTCCACGCCAAATACCTACAATATCTTTCCTTAACTAAACTGCAACTCAAACGTGCGGAAAATGCTCAACACAATTTACTTAAAGAGAAGTGGCAATACTATAACGGTAAGTTAGACCCGCAGAGACTAAAAGAACTTGGTTGGGTTCCAGACCCATTTAATGGACTGAAGATATTAAAGGGTGATATGGATTACTATTATAATTCAGATCCAGAGATACAACAGTCCGAAGAACGTATTTTATATTTCAAGACACTCATTGAAACTATAAAGGAGATTGTTGATAGTCTTAAGTGGAGACACCAGACTATCGGTAATATTATTAGATGGCGAGCATTCGAAGCAGGAGCATAGTAGTTACATGGATAACATAATTAGAGTTGGTCTTGTTAATAATTCGTACTTGGCAATCGAGGCACATCCTGCAATTGAACAGGAATTGCGCGAATACTTTGCATTCTTTGTCCCAGGTCACAAGTTCATGCCCGCATTTAAAAGACGTGTATGGGACGGACGTGTTAAACTTTACAATATGATGACCAAACAATTAAATGCTGGTCTATATCATCACCTGAAGAAGTTCTGTGCGGATAGATTCTACGGAATTCAGTTGGTAGAACATGCCAAATATGGGTTGCCTTCTGATACAAACAAGATTAATCATCCATCGATGGTTAAGTTTCTTGCATCACTGAAGACTCCATTCGAACCGAGAGATTATCAGTATGAGGCAATAACTCATGCATTAGAACATAAGCGTTGCATATTACTTTCGCCTACTGGTTCAGGTAAGTCATTTATAATATACAATGCAATGAGGTTCATCCAAACCAAAACAGATAGACCTATACTTGTTGTTGTTCCGACCACCTCATTGGTTGAACAGATGTATAAGGATTTTGAAGATTATGGATTTGATGTTGCGAACGAATGTCATAAAATATATTCTGGCAAAGAGAAGGTTACTGATAAACAGGTAATAATTTCAACATGGCAGTCAATCTACAAGTTTCCGCCTGAATGGTTCGAACAGTTCGATGCTGTATTTGGTGATGAAGTTCACCTATTTAAAGCGAAGTCATTATCAACAATGATGGACAAGTGCGTCAACGCCAAGTATAGATTTGGAACTACTGGTACATTAGACGGCACTGAAACGAATAAATTGGTACTTGAAGGTTTGTTTGGTAAAGTATATCGTGTAACAACTACCGCCAAACTACAGGCGGAGAATACACTTGCTGATTTAGATATCTCTATTTTATTACTTCGATACCATAGCGATATATGTAATAAAGTATCTGCCATGAATTATCAAGAAGAAGTTGACTATATAGTTACTAACGAGAAACGCAATAAGTTAATAACTAAACTTGCGTTAGACCAGACAGGCAATTCGTTGGTATTATTCCAATTTGTTGACAAACACGGCAAAGTGTTGTATGATATGATCAAGGAAGGTGCTGCCGAAGGACGAAAGGTCTTTTATGTATCAGGGGAAGTTGATGCATCAGACCGTGAGCAAATACGTGGTATTGTTGAGAAACAGAAGGATGCGATTATTGTTGCTAGTATGGGAACGTTCAGTACTGGTATTAATATCAAGAATCTACATAACATAGTATTTGCCACACCTTCGAAGTCTCAAGTGAAAGTACTGCAAAGTATTGGACGAGGACTTAGACAAAGTGATGATGGTTCTACTTGTAAGTTATTTGATATTGCGGACGACTTACATACACCGACTCATAAGAACTTCACCCTTAAGCATTGTGCCGAACGTGTTAAAATGTACGTGCAGGAAGGATTTAAACACAAGATATATCCGATTAACATGAAGTGAGATAATAAAAATGACAGACATGACTCCACCGAATATCAAACAATTAAAATTGGTAACTGGCGAGGAATTACTTGCCGAGATATTAGAAGAAGATGAGACAGATCTTATTGTTAAGAATACAATAAAACTTGTTGAGTCTATTAGTGATGATGGATATAAGTATTATTCGTTTCGTAATTTTATGATATATCAGGATGACCCAGAATCAGTTATTTTACTGAAGGTCGATAAGATTGTTAGTGTTGCCTTGCCTATTCAACCGTTGCTTCGTCAGTACAATCTGGCGTTGATTGAATTGGAGAAAGATGCAATCGAACGTTCAGATGCTGAGTGTAGAGATATTGATAAAGAAGGTATAGATACTGAAGATGGTAATTCTGATATTGATACTAATATAATACCTCTGTTTCATTAGTATTCGACTTTCCCCAGACTACAGTCTTATTATAACGTATATCACGATATTAGTCAAGTACTTTCTGGTTTATTTTTAATTGATGTTATATACTAATAGTATAGTGTATTGATTATTATTAAACTGACAGAGTTACTTGACTTTTTGCTTGGTATGTATTATAATGGCATATATACGTTGCTGGAGTTCCGCAGCAACAAACCGAGAAGGTTTAGTATATAAGGCAATACAATGTACCACTTGCCATATAATGCTATAATTTTAACGTAAGAGAAGCAAGAGAGATATATTATGAAAG